GCGCAAGCGGAACATACACTAAGAGATCATCTAAAAGCCGAGCATTTGAAGAGTACAAATCTAATAACCCATTTGCTAGCCAACAGTTTATAGCTGCATTAGAGCCAGTTACTAAACCAAAGCGAGTCCCTGGTACTCGTGGTGTTGGTGGTCGTAAGATGCAAGGCCGCTTGATATATAAAGCCTGGGCGCAAGACAGCATTAAAGTTTACGAGGCAATACTTAAAGCTATTGATGGATCTACCGTAGAGTTTAAACGCAGGACAACTATTAAGAAGGCAGCATAATGGCCAATATTTATGTAGCAGCGCAATCGACCTGGAATGGTAAAGCCTTAAAGAAGGCTAAAAAAGATATAACCGTATTCGACCAACAAGTCAAAACATTAGGCAAAACATTTGCTGGTGTCTTTGGAGCCAGGGCATTATTTAATTATGGTAAGAATGCGGTTAAAGCATTTGCAGCCGATGAAGCAGCAGCCAAAGCGTTAGAATTACAATTAAAAAACACTGGCAATCAATTCTCAGCACCTGCTGTAGAAATGTATATAGCCAATTTGCAAAAAACCACAGGTGTTATTGACGATCAACTAAGGCCAGCATTTCAGCAATTACTAACTGTTACCGAATCGGTAGTTCTTAGCCAAGCAGCTTTAGATACAGCGCTAAACGTTAGTGCAGCTACAGGTAAATCATTAACTGAAGTAGCAGCAGCATTAAGCAAAGGATATGCGGGCAACACCACAGCATTAACTAGATTAGGCGCAGGATTAGATAAGGCCACTCTAAAGGGTGGCGATATGAACAAAATACTGGATGAGCTAAACAAAAAATTTGCAGGTCAAGCACAAGCAAGATTAACCACCTATGCTGGCAAATTAGATTTAATAAACGTATCTGCTGAAAATGCAAAGGAAACTATAGGCAAAGGCCTATTAGATGCCTTAACAATTATTAGCAAAGATAAAAGCATTTCTAACCTAACAGGCGACTTTGAAAAACTATCTGCTGGCATCGCAGGTACTATTGTGGATCTAGCAAACTTAATTGCTAAATTGCAACAAATCCCAGGACTTAGTTTTGTCTTTGATGTTAAAAATATACCTGTAGTTGGATCTTATTTAGATTACTTAATGAGCAGAGGTGGTCAGGCACAGACCTTTACAGGTACGCCATTCGGCCAAGCGGGATCATCTTCAGAGGCAATTAGAATTGCTGAAGAAAAACGCATAAAAGATGCGGCCAAATTACGTGCAAAAGAAAACGCTTTAATTAAAGAAAAAAATGCCTTAGAAGATTTAAAGAAAAAATACGATGAAGAGCGCATAGGTTTAATGCTTGCGCTTAACCAGGCAACCGATGAAGAAACTCGCTTGCGTATTGCTGAGAAGTTAGCAATTCTAGATGGCAACGCAGCTAAGGCTCAACAGTATTTAGCAGATACAGAATTAACTTTCCAAACAAATCAACTGGCTAAATCTATGAATCAAGCAGCTAATGCAGCTTTATATTTCAGCGACTGGGCAACTTATCGAGCTGGTGAGCGTGGCGATATAGCATCAATGAGTAATGTACCTGCTAGCGGTGGCGGTGGTGGTTATAGTCCTATTCCAACCCCTAGTTTTAACATGGGAGCAGTGCAACGTGGCGAGTACGCACCAGTAACTGTAAACGTGGCTGGATCAGTATTGACCGAGCAAGATTTGACTAACACAATCAATGAGACTTTATTGAGAATTAACAAGATGGGCCGTGGCACCACACCTGCGGGCGGTCTATCTGGTGGCACATAATGGCTGTACCAACAATCAATGCAATAATTAACTTTTCCACTGGGCCTAGCACTGCCCAGGCTATGCAATTAGATATTGGCATATTAGGCACAAACGTATTGGCTGATTCTGTATCTGTAATTGTTGATGTATCTAACCGAGTTAATTATGTGCAAACTAGCACAGGCCGTAATGCTTTTACTGACACATTTCAGACTGGCCAACTAACCTTACGCATCGTAGATCAGAATGGCGATTTTAATCCTACTAATCCTGCTGGGCCTTATTACGGCCTACTTACTCCAATGAAGAAAGTACAGATCACTGCTAATTACAATGGCACTACCTATCCTATCTTCTCAGGCTTTATTACATCTTATGTAAACACTCAACCAAAAGATGCAACAGAAGTTGCCTATACAACCATACAAGCTGTAGATGCGATGAGGCTTGCCCAGAATGCACAAATATCTACAGTTACAGGTGCTATTGCTGGCGACTTATCAGGCACACGCATCAATGAAATACTAGATGAAATTGACTGGCCAGCATCAATGCGTCAAATAGATGCAGGTCAAACCACATTACAGGCAGACCCAGGTACACCACGTACATCTTTAGGTGCTATGCAAACAGTGGCAGATTCAGAGTATGGCGCTATTTATGTAGATTTTGATGGTTCATTTGTATTTAAGGATCGCCTAACTGCTACTGCCTCAATAGCTGCAACACCTACACTCTTTGCCGATGATGGCACTGGTATCTCTTATGCCAATGCGGCCTGGAAATTAGATGACAACTTGATTTTTAATTCAGCACAAATCAGCCGTGCAGGTGGCTCACCACAAACAGCCATCAATCAACCATCTATTGACAAATACTTTATCCACTCATATAACCTGCAGGATCTTCTAATGCAGACCGATGCGGTAGCCCTAGATTATGCCAGGGCCTATGTAGCATCTAGAGCTGAAACCACTATTCGATGCGATGCTATTGAGCTTGATTTGTATACCGCTAATTATGACGCAGGTATTGTTGCTGCTTTAGACCTAGATTTCTTTGACCCAATCACAGTTATTACAACCCAGCCAGGTGGGTCTCAATTAGAGAAAACCCTGCAAATCTTTGGCGTGGCAAACACGATTACACCTAATTCCTTTAGGACAGTGTTTACAACGCTAGAACCTGTCATAGATGGGTTTATACTAGGCAACGTAGATTACGGTGTCTTAGGACAAAACGTACTTTCATACTAAGGAGATAAGATGCCAACTTGGCCAGGCGCAACGGGCGATGTAGTAACTTCCGCTATGTGGAATGGGCTACCAGCCTTTGATGTAATTGCAGATAAAACCACTGATTATACAGCTGCAAGTGGTGATGAGTATCAAAAACTTATCCCAATGAATAGTGGCTCTGCCATTAAGTTTAGATTACCAACCGATGCAACTTACAATTTTGCAGTTGGTACTGTTTTTACAGTATTAAATAAAGGTGCTGGCACATTAACTATTGATGCCGTTACTTCTGGTACCACTACAGTACTTAGTGCGGGTGGCACAGCAGCATCACCAACAGTCGGTCAATACAAGACTGCAGCTTGCATAAAGACTGCTGCTAATACTTGGTATGTAGTGGGGTCGGTTGCTTAAATGTTAAACATACTTACAGGGATACAATCGGTGCAGGCAGCAGTGCCTAACGCTCCGACTATTGGCACAGCTACAGCTACTGGATCAACCACAGCCACTGTTGCATTTACCCCTGCAGGTACAGGCCCAACAGCGACTAACTTTTTTGTTACATCAACTCCTGCAGGTGGCACTGGATCAAGTGCTACATCTCCAATTTCTGTTACAGGATTAACTGCATCAACAAATTACACATTTACAGTTACAGCAAGTAATGCTGCTGGAAACTCTGCTCCATCTGCATCATCAAATCAAATTACAACCAACGCAGCTACATTTACATTAACTGGCTTAATCGTTGCTGGTGGTGGTGGATCTGGCGGTGGTGGCGCAGGAGTCGGTGCATTTGGTGGTGGCGGTGGTGCTGGTGGCTATCGTAAGAACACATCATTTAGTATTTCAAAGAGTACAAATTACACAGTAACTATTGGCGCAGGCGGAGCAGGTGGATCAGCTGCTGGCAACAATGGTGCTAAAGGTGTAGATAGCGTATTTAGTACATACACATCTACTGGCGGTGGCCGAGGTGGTGCTGGTGGTTCATCTCCAGGCACAGGTGGTAATGGTGGATCAGGTGGCGGTGGTGGCGGTAATTCAGCAGGTGGGTCATCTGCAACTGCTGGTACTGGTAATGAGGGTTCATATTCTCCAGTAGAAGGCTATAACGCTGGAACAGGTTCAAGTGGTAATGGCGGTGGTGGCGGTGGTTCATCAGCTGTTGGTAGCGGTAATACTGGTGGAGCAGGCACAGCAGATTCAATTACTGGCTCATCTGTTACTAGAGCCGCTGGTGGTAATGGCACAAGTGGTGCGCCTGTCGCTGGTGGTGCTAATACTGGTAATGGTGCTAAAGCGGGCGGTGAAGATTTTGCTGGTGCTAATGGTGGATCTGGTGTAGTCATTTTAAGATGGCTAACAGCTGATGGCACAATTACTATTGGTGCAGGTTTAACAGGTAGTACAGCAGTCGATGGTTCACATAACGTTACAACCATTACAGCTGGTACTGGAAACGTGAGTTGGGCATAATGGCACATTACGCATTTATAGAAAATAATATTGTAACTGAGGTTATAGTCGGTGTTGATGAAACAGAGTTAATAGAAGGATTAGATCCTGAAACTTGGTATGGCAATTTACGTAATCAAGTTTGCAAACGTACTTCATATAATGGCAACATCCGCAAAAATTTTGCTGGTGTGGGCTATGAATATGATGCAATTAAAGACGCATTTATACCACCAAAGCCAAACGATCTAGCAATCTTCGATGAAAATACTTGCACGTGGATAGTTACTGACTTTGATGAAGCCTAAATTATGCGCAGCTGGAGTTCAGTTAAGAGATCAAATTGATACCTGGTTTCCAGATAGGCGTACTGCCAGTGATGGGTGGGTGGGCGATAGCCGCCATACCACCAGAAAATCGGATCATAATCCAGACAGCTTTGGGTGGGTCAGAGCAATTGATATTGATTCTGGGTTGGAGCCATCCGATGGGCTCGCACCTTATCTGGCTGACCAGATCAGAATCGCAGCCAAGTCGGATCCACGCATATCATACGTCATCTATAACGGGCGAATATGCTCGAAGATATTAAATTGGCGCTGGAGAAAATATAAAGGCATAAACCCGCATAAAAAACATTTGCATTGTAGTTTTACAAAACTAGGTGATCTCGATGGAAAACCATTCGACATCCCATTACTAGGGGGCAAAATATGAAAATAAGCAAGAAGCAACAAGCTGTACTAAAGTCATACGCACGTGGCGTATTGGTTTCATTCTTAACATTTTTAGCAAGTAATGAACTGGGATTAGATCCTGTTGTAGCTGTAGTTATCTCAGCTTTAGCAGGCCCAGCGGTTAGGGCTTTAGACAAATCCGATAATGCTTATGGCATCGGTGCAGATGAAGCATGACACCTACAGAATGGGCTGGCTTTGGCGCTGGCGTTATGGCCGTGCTATCAGGCGGGCTAGTCGGATTACGTTTTCTAGTTAGAGGCTGGCTTAATGAGTTGCGCCCTAATTCTGGCAGCTCGATGAAAGACGCTGTTGATCGAATCGACCAAAGAAGTTTACGATTAGAGAAGCGTGTCGATGATCTCTTTGTTTTAATTAGTAAGTCATAATTTTAATATGGCTACTAAACGCAAACCTAAGAAAAAGATTGCACGTAGACGCAGGACTACTAAAGAGCCTGTACTTACAAAGTTGGACTTCTGGGCTATAGCTGCTAATGAAGTTTATATGGCTTGCCGTAAATCTGGAATGGATGAAGGCACAGCTTTAGCGTTTGCGATGGATAGGTCAAGTTATCCAGACTGGATCATAGATAGTAAAGATCCTATAAAGAATCCACTTGATGACTTTGAAGAGGATGAAGATTAAGCCGTCCAGATACCTCGTTATCTCAGATTTACAGGTGCCTTATCACCACGAAGCAGCTGTAAAGAATGTTATCAAGTTAGCAAGGCGTGAGAAATTTGATTCAGTATTGGTGGTTGGAGATGAAATTGATTTTCAGAGTATTAGTAAATGGAGTGAGCAGACACCTTTGGCTTACTCAGAAGACTTACATGCAGATCGTGAGCTATGTAAGCAGATTCTGTGGGATCTCGGTGAGTACAGTCCAGAGATGCACATTATCCGTAGTAATCATACTGATCGCCTATACAACACTTTATTAAAAGTACCTGGCTTAATCAACCTACCCGAATTACAATACCCAGCGTTTATGTCATTCGCTGAGATGGGTATGACTTACCACAAGACTGCCTATGAATTCCACCCAGGGTGGATGCTGGCCCACGGCGACGAAGGCAACATGTCACAGCACGCTGGTATTACAGCTCTTAACCTAGCTAAAAAATGGGGTAAATCGGTATTGTGTGGCCA